ATCGGGGACGCCGTTGGTGAAGACGTCCCTGTCCTCCGGGTTCTTCGCCAGCACCATCGTCCAGAAGCTGAACGCGGTCTGAGGAGCCGCGTGCTGCGTGCCCCAACCCGTCAGGCCGGGATTGCCGTACTTCAGGCCGGTCGGCGGCAACAGCGCCGCATCGCCGGGCAAGCCCAGCGTCGTCCGCTGCCACATGTCGGCGGCGTAGAAGCCGGTCGCCTCGTTCTGCTGGCCGGTGAAGCTGACGGTCGCGCCGTCCGCCTCGAAGCGCGGAACCTGATCGATCGGGCCGAGCGACAGCGCCA